AGGATCAAGTCCAAGAATGTATTTCTGTGGCCACGAATAGAACTCAGCAGTGATATCAGCCCGTTCCAAAGTTCGCTTAGCGTATTTCTGATAATACATTCCTGCTCTGGTAATACGAGACCGACCAAAAGGACGAACCGCATCAGGACGATGAATGACCGGAACTAGCAGAGGAATACCCGTTTCATTCGTAACCGAGTAAGGCTCCCCATCTTTCGGAATAAAATGAGTAGCATTAGGTTCAAAGTATGCTTCAAGCGTTGGACGATTGTAATCATCACAAGCCAGAACTGCATAACCTTCCACAAGCAATCCAGTTATAGGATCAATAACACCCGTCGCATTACTTGATTCAATGACTTGCAACCTCACCTCATCATCTTCACCCTTCGAAATGTAGACGAAACTACACGAACCAATCAGCGCAGCTAAAATAGCACTATCAAAGAAGATATCTGGATTGTTCCGATTAAAGATTTCTGTAACATTAAAATCATCGTTAGCAAATGCCCTGAAAATCAAACGATCTGCAAGACTATCAACGCCCTTTGCAGCCCAACCAAGGACAGCTTGATACTTTGCCCTGATGTGTGCAGGAATTGTGATTCCTGTAGGTGCTTCATAATGCTGCATCGCATAATGCTTGTATCTCAGATTGACTCTGCTCTTATAGAGATTCAACTTCCTCCTAAGATACTCAATCCCTCTTAATTCCAAACCGTTCTCCTTTCATTGTGATGATTTGGCGCGAGAAAAAATGTACAGTGAAGGCGTGAAGCCCTCGAGCGCCTAGTGGGAGGGGGATACCCCCCTATCCTCTGCTAGGACTTACTTCACACATATCTGTTATTTTTTCAAATTCTAAGCATTCATTATTATTTTTGATATTTTTAAAAAATAATATAATTTTTCTTTTTTGGCTTCTTCAAGCTCTGTACTTTGTCCAATCTCTTGACTGTGGCAGGTTGCGATTTCCTACAACAGTAGCATTGGCTGACCTATCGTCAGCATATAACTTGTCAGACTTCTGTCTATTGCACTGCCAGTGCGCGAGTTGTAGGTTATTGATGTCTGATGGATGACCGTTCCGATTAATTGGAATGATGTGGTCAATGACTGGTGACAAAGGATGTGGATACTTCAATGACTTGTCCACTGGTAGTCCACAAATCCCACAAGTATTTCTTGTCTTAAGAATAATCTTCTTATTCTTTTCAAAGGCGACGCGGTGAGGACCACTCCGGTCTGGTCTTTCTTGGGGGGTATTCATTTAGGGATGGTCCTTTCTTTTTAGTGGGTATGGGGTGTATAATTCCATGATGTAGGAGGGGGAGTTTTTTAATCTCCGGCACCCTCGTATATTTAACATATCTTATATTTTGTGACTTTCGACAGAGTATTGTTCAACCCAGTTATGACAATGGTTTGTAAGCATTTCTGAATTATCCAATTTACTTTTTCTCAATATGTTAAATAAGTACACTTTTAATACGTAAAAGTAAGCATACTTTCATCGATTTCATCTTGATTATATCCGATGTAATCCAATGTAATATCTGGTGCAGAGTGATTAAGTATTTGCATTAGAATAGCTATATTCCCATTTTGTTTGTAATGATGATAACCAAATGTTTTTCTCATTGAATGGGTACCAATGTTTTTTAATCCTGAATGTTTAGCTGCATCATTTAAAAATTGATACACAGCTACTCTACCAATGTGTTTAATACTTACTCCGTCACCTCTAACTTTCTTTCTACTCGGAAAAAGATAGTCATAACTCTCAAGATGGTTTTCTTTTATGTAACGATCCAAAGCTTTACGTAGTTCAGGATTAACCGCAAATTTTCTTATTTTGCCAGTCTTCTTCTCTTTGACCTCAATTCTATCTTGATTGACATGCTTTACTTGAAGAGGGATAATATCGCTTACTCGTAGCCCTGAATAAATTCCGACCAAAAAAAGAATGTAGTTCCGCTCACTCTTTGATTTCAAATAGTTCTTCATTCTATCAATATCATCTGGTTCACGAATGGGTTCTACTTTTTTCACGATATCACCTCCAAACTCAAAGAAAAAGACAGGGTGTGCCTGCCTTTATAATTATTTCATAATATAATTTTAGCACATTAAATTGTATATTTACTCCGAACTTACTCCAAATTTACTCCAAGAAAACTCCAAAAAAACTCCATTTTTTACTCTAAAATTTCAATTTGTTCTCCATTTCGGTAAAGCTCAGCAAATGCCATTAAAGCCTTATCCAATATATCGTAATAAGAACTTTCTGAGATGGATAAATCCATTGAGATTGTTTCGTCTTTCTTACAGTCCCACTGAAGATATTTCTCGAAGAGGATTCTACGATAGAGTGGATCATGTAATCCACTTACTGCTTGTTCGATTGCATCCAGCTCAAGCTCTGCATCAACTTTTCGAATCGCTAATTTTTCAACCTGGCTATTTCTACTGAATGATTGAGATCGTGGCATAAATGAGTATGTAGTTGTTACCTTCTGCCCATCTATGTCATTGGCCACTCTTCTCCATCTAAGATATCCTCTCAGAATTCTCTTGGCATTTTCTTTTGTTTTTGATTCATTAATATCAGGAAAGAAAGGCATCGTTCACCTCTTTTCTATGCCATGTAATATTTCTAAGTCTATTGAATTTTTAAATAACTTTTCCATCACTGTACCAACCTTGTAGTGGCTTGGATTGTTTACATTATCAATTTTTTTCTAGGCTCATAACCTCACCTCGTCTCCAATTTTCAAGAATTCGTAGTTGTCTTGCGATACCACGAAAATGCCGTAGTTCTGTATTGTGATTGTGTACAAGTCGCCAATCTTCTCCTTGTGGACGACTCTGCCTTTAATTTCTGCGCCTTTATTGTCAGCTTTATAGACGATAATCGGGCGCTTTTGTTCTAAGTTCTTAATGTGGATACATTGCCAGATGTTCAATCCAGCAGATAAAAGAATCCATACTGCGATGAATCGTTTCATTCCGTTACCTCCTCAATCTCAATACCTTCACAATCGAACACCCAACCGAAGCCATCATCTTCTAATTGTTTTCGGGTGTGCTTGGTTCTGCACCCACCGATTTCGGCTTTTGATTCCAAAAAATATTCTTTGGATAATAAACCTTTATTAAGATAGCAACCATAATCATTAACACCTTTCACTCTAACCAAATACCGCTTCTCTTTCTCGACCTCGTAGCCGAACTGATGCATGTTGATGAGGGTTTGAAATGGTTTTGTTCCAGCAGTTAGAAACCACCTTTCAAACTCATTAAGTTTAGCACCGTCAAAAATCGATGTAAGATTATATACAAATCGATACAAATTCCCTTCAAAAACATCCTTATTCTCTTCATACCAATCCGCCACAAACTGCTTAACCACTGGTTTATTCAATTCTTGTCGAATCTTATCAGCATCTTTTAATTGATTGCCAACCCATGCTCCCTCAAGTTTACCTTGCTCGTAACCCTCACGCCATTTTGCACGACTAAAGTCTCGTCCAAATTCGCCCATGATAGCTTTCAGCCAGACCTCTCTATCATGCAATGGCAATTCTCGCAATCGCGCTAGTATATTCTTGACGTAGCGTGGAGCTTCATCTGCTTGACCTACTTCTGGTTCGTCTAGCAACTTTATCAATTCCAACGCTGTTAATTTATCAATCATCGGCCTTTGCCTGCTAAAATCTGAAGGTAAATCTGTAATACTCTCAATCAATTTCTGTTTATCCATTATTTAACTCCTTGATTTTACTTTTAAATTCTTTCACTCGTTTCTTCCAGTAACTACGTTCTTCTGCTCGTGAATGTGCAAGTGATTTAACACACGGTTCGGTTAATGCAGATATGTGTGACTCTGCTTTCTCAATTTCTATCTCATAGCCTTCAATCAGCTGCTTCTTTAAATCATTATTCATATGAATCACCTAGAATGGCAAATCATCATCTGAAATATCCAAAGGATTTGTGGCTCCGAAACTTGCTGGCATCTGATTTTCCATGCTCGAATGGTCCGCAGTCTTATCTCGCTTTTCCAAAATCTGAAAACTTTCAGCTACAACTTCAGTCACATAGACACGTTGTCCCTGCTGGTTATCATAACTACGAGTCTGAATGCGACCTGTAATCCCTACAAGAGCACCCTTTTTAAGCCAATTTGCAAAGTTTTCAGCTTGCTGACGCCACATGATGCAACTGATAAAATCGGCTTCACGATCACCTGCCTGATTCTTAAAATTGCGATTCACTGCCAAACTGAAAGTTGCAACAGCCACGTTTGATGGTGTGTATCGCAACTCAGGGTCACGAGTCAATCGACCTACTAACACAACACTATTGATCATTGTTTAATTCCTTTTCTACTTCTTCAATCAACCAATCCAGGTTCTTGCGTGCCTTCTTCAAATCCTCAAGGCCGTTCTTCTTCTGATGACGTAGTAGATACTTCAAGGCATTCCCTAAGTAGAAGCCTTTCAGTTGTTCAAGTGTCATGAAATTTCTTAAAGCATCGATAGACTCCATCCCAAACCGACCTTGGTAGTGACTTGGTTTGTTTACATTGTCATTTTTTTCTGGTTTCATTTGTTATCCTCCAAAAGATCTGGATTTTCGTAGATGTTGCCGATGATTTCTTTACTACCAGCTACGTTACCCAAATATTCAAAATAATTATATCCTTTCAGATAATGCACCCACAATCCTAAATCTGTCCTAAATTCTACTACGCCCTTTACTGGATAATTTTGTGAAGTTAGTATATCCCCCTCGAAGATTTCCTTACCATTCTTATCCTTGAGTCCTGTTGTTTGCATGAGTTCGATTTCATCAGGGCATGCTGTGATGTAGTCGTTCATGACTGCATCGTTCAATTCAAGTTCTTCAACTGAACCGTCTTGAAACCACATGTTTTTTATTAGCATCATTCTGCCTAACTCAATATGCCATGCTCTATATCTTGGTGTCATCTGGCAAATCCTCCTCTTTGACGAATACTCCGTCAATCATTTTCCCTTTTCGGTCTTTGATAACGTTGTATGCTTCTTCTAAGCAATTTTCAGCTGTAGTACCATTGCAAAATGAAACCGTACTAATCACACTGTCAAGAAACATCAAATCTGATTTGATTAACGGAATTTGTGTCTCATTGTGACAGATATGAGCGTATAGCTTCTGAGAAATATTCCCTAAACTCGAAACCATCAACAGCAATTCAAGTTCCTGTTGATTTGCTGAAATCTGAGCACCATTCTTGATCTGTTGTTCAAACCCAATCAAGACTACCTGGATGTCCCCAAGCGCATCATAGATCAGCTCAGATTTATCTTTTGCGATACCTTCAACAATTCTCCTGACTCTTCCATGAGTTTCAAGAATTGCTTCACCGGATTTGCTTCATGTAGATTTCTGTCAACAAACCACTGTTGAACCTTTTCTTCCAAATTCATTTTTGTATTCATCTTATTTTTCCCTCCGTTTTCTTCGTAATTAAATAGAGTTCAATCATATTTGCAAAACTCCTTGTAAATTTTTTCGAAAATTTCTGACACCAATTTTTCAGGTATATTAGATCTCTCATTGTATGATTTTGAGAAGTTCTTCCACTCTATGTCCTGCTTGATAATTTTATTCTTAAGATTAAGTTCAATATTGCTTCCAAAAATCGTCCGTTTTTGTAAGGGATAATCATAATTATTGTATCTAGCTAAGTTTTTGTATGGAATTCTGAATCCAATAATATCCTCAATGTAGGGCCACAGTCTGTCAGCTGCTGGATTCTCAATAACCCAAAATTGTGGTCTATATCTTTTTATGATTTCTATTGTGTTGAAAGCTGTTAGCTCGCCATTGACCCTTTTTAAAAATTGCCTGTCGTACTGATAATTTATATAGGCTGACTCGTAATCCTGATTTGCCCTGATCGTGAACGGTGAAGGTCTTACTTGTGGAGCAAATAAGCTATCAGAGACATCATTGCGTTTCCAACACGCATTCCCATTTTCCATTGCAGAAGCATTTGACCAACTTTCACATGGTGGACTAGCTATTATAAGATCAGGTTTTGGTAATTTGTCTAACACGTCAAAGAGCGTGTTATCTCCAAACAATCGCCCATAGTCAGCAAGGTTCAAATTTATAAAATGATCGTTCTTGTTTTCTATATCTATTCCGATTGGATAGATGTCAATATTCGCCCCCCCCGAACTATTCAGAGAGTTAGCACCCTTGAAGTAAGAACCATTCCCACTATCAAAGAGTCCCCAGACTACCATTTTTTTGATAATCAATACCTCCTATCCTTCATCCCGGCTGGATACACAAAGCACTTTCCTGTTGCTCCCTCAAAGATACGACTTGATAAAGCACCATTCCCAAAATCGTCCGAGTAAAGCTCCTTAATTTCTTCACTAGACAGATTTGTATTGATAATCGTATTTGTCCGATTATCCAAGATCTTGAACAATATCTGATGTGCCCATTCGTTTCGCTTTGTATCAGCTTTTCGACTCTCTTTCCCAAGGTCATCCAAGAAAAGGAAATCAACCTCAGACAATAGCTTGACCATCTTCGCTTCTGAATAGCCATTGTCAAACTCAAAGCTTTCTCGAATCTTATCAAATAAAGTCACTACTGATACAAAAAGCACGCTTTTAGGTTCATCATAAGACTTAAATTTCTCATTGAGAAACCGAGCTAATCCATAAGTCAGATGACTCTTACCAACACCAGAAGGTCCTGTGATGATGGCATTCCCAACTGTACCTTTGGCATACTCACGTTCCAATCGCTTCACAAAATTCATAGCCTTTTCATCAATATCAACCTGAATCTCATAGTCATGTAGTGACTTGCTGGCCAGCTTACTTGAAACGATACTGTCACGAGCAAAGACCTCGTAAGTGTCCGATAGCTTGCTTTTAACTTCAGATTCCATATTCAACTGCTTTTCAAAGAGACGAATGTTCTCTTTCTCACACTCAGGACATTGACTAATTTCCTCAACCTTGCCCTTGACAGGAATCTTAACAGACCAAAGATGGCATCCATGGATTTCACAGACATCATCAAGAACTGTTCTAGTTCTAAATTGTTTAAACTGTTTCATCTAAAATCCTAGCCTTTCATCAACTGCTGATTGAAAAGAGTGAACTTTTTGTGGCATAGGTTGATTCAGATAATTATCCATCTTGTTGCCGAAAAGCGTTTGTGGTTGCAGATACTGTTCATACTCTGTACCTTTCCACTTAGCGACCATGACGTCCACAACCTTTTTAAAATCTTCAAGGACATAACCCTCTTTTAGTCTTGCCTTGATAAATTTTTGATGACTAGCAGTGTCAACCTTAAAATTCTTCTTAGCTTTCAAATTGAGATAAGAAATAACTTCCTTATAAATCGACAATTTATTATTATCTATATCAGTCTTTCTAATATCAGTCTTTATTGTTTGTACTTCTTGCGTATCCAGAGCGGTATTTTCTACGGTTCTGGACGGTATTTTTTCCGGTTCAGGAGGTTCACGCTTGACAATTTTTGGACCAAGGATATAAAGTCGATTTGGTTTAGTCAAGCCCTGACGTTCTTCCTTCAGCAAACCTGATGTTACAAGCTCCTTTTTAATCTTGGTTACTGTCTTCTCAGAACAACCCAACTCTTCGCAAAATTCAGCTGTTGTAAAATACATAAAGACCTTGCCATTTCGATCATGCCACTTTGACTCCAAAGATAAATCCAAACGATTATAAAGCAAAGCGTACATTATTTTTGCGTTGTTTGATAATTTTTTATAAGGCTCCTTAAAGAGCCATTTAGGCAATTGAAAATATTGAAACTTTTCAACTTCATTTTTAAAATAAGTCTCAGCCATTCTCTACCCCTCCACACTTGAAAATTTTGTGTATTCTTTGTGAAAATACAACTTCACTGTTCCTAGGCTACCATGCCGATTCTTTTCCAGGATCAGCTCGGTCACGTTATTCGCTTCTTGACTGTCTGCATGTTCCTTCTGGTAGTAGGCATCACGATACAAGAAAGCGACAATGTCTGCATCTTGCTCAATCGAACCAGATTCTCGCAAATCTGATAGCATTGGGCGCTTGTCCTGTCTCTGCTCAA